ACCAAAAGGGAAAAACAATGCAAGCGGGTTCTTGAAAGTCAATCTGTCAAACACGGCTGACCAAACATCAATATCCGGAACCTTCAAGGGGACAACGGGTGTCTTCATTCCTAATGTGGCTAACAGAGTAATTGCGGGAAAGTGCTTCGTCATCAATAACAACGCTCTTTATCCTACGGCTATTGGAACACCTGATGTTATTGCAAGCCCTACATATCAAAATGTATGGGAAGATACAATGTTGGACCAGGGGAAAGGTCTTACACAGCTGTCATATCTTTTTACAAATAATAGCGGTTATTACTATCCGTCAGTTTCCAAGTTCTATTTGGCATCCAAGTTTAACCTTCCAGAACCTATATCCAAGAGTAATCAACAGAGCATGGTCGTCACATATACTCTGACCGAAGTGGAGGAAGCGTCATGAGACCGGAGCTGATTGCCACGTTGATCGGGGCCGTTCTCGCGAGCGGCCTGATTCAGTTTTTTATCTCACTGTTTTTTTCGAGGAAAGATAAACTCAAGGAGCTGGAGACGAAGATAGACGGAACAAACGAGAAGATCGACAAGGTCGACGAGAAGATCGACATGAATCAGGCGATCTTGGCCAGAACTCACATCCTCAGATTTTCGGACGAGCTGAAGAACGGAATCGAGCACTCGGCGGAATACTTCCGCCAGCAGCTCGACGACTGTGACACTTACGACGAATACTGCGAAGCTCATCCGAACTTCAAAAACAGCTATACGATGGTGGCCAACAAACACATCAAGGACACCTTCGAGAGATTAACCAGAGAAGGGAAGATCTGATATAGATATATTAGAATTTTTAATCGCTGGGTTCTTCGTGACGGTCTTGGCCGTCATTTTTTATGCTTCTTATTTACATGAAAAATAATCAAAAAGGAGGAAAGAAAATGAAACTACCTGACAAAGTTTACATCGTGTTGAAGTGGACCATGCTTCTGGCCACGCCGGTCTGCACGTTCATCCTGGGCGTGATAGCAGCTGTTCAGACCGGAGATCCTGCCGCGATCATCACGGCAGTTCTCGGAGGCATCGGAACCCTCGCAGGTATCATCATCAAGATCTCTGATTCTGTTTATCAGAAAGAGCTTGAGAACGGTGGAGCATCATGAAGACTAACTCGTGGCTCGTAAAATATGCGAAGTCAAAAGTCGGGAATCCGTACTGGTTCGGATGCTACGGTCAGAAGGGCTCAGCTGCGCTCTATAAGACCAAGAAAAAGCAATACCCGAAATATTACACGGCTACAGACTACCCTAAGCAGTACGGCCAACGCGTCTATGACTGCGCGGGCTTGATCAAGGCTGCGCTCTGGTCAGATTCTCTCGACGGTTCTCCGAAGTACAACTCGAAACAGGACTTCGGCGCCACTGGTCTCTATAATCATGCCAAGAAGAAAGGCGAGATCAAGACTTTCGACAAGGTCAACGGCCGCCTGGTCTTCAAGGGAACGGCTAAAACGAAGACTCATGTCGGAGTATATTGTTCCGACGGATATGTTCGCGAGGCTAAAGGACACAAATATGGAGTCGTCAAGACGAAATTCAAGGCTTCGGACTGGGACTACTGGGCTCAGTGCCATCTCTTCAAAGAAGATCCGGTACCAGCTCCGTCACCTTCTCCTGCACCTGCTCCGACTCCAGAGCCGACACCTGCACCGGAGCCAACTGTGGAAAAGTACAAGGTCGTTACGAACAGAGATCCGCTCAGGCTGCGAGCTGAGCCGAACCTGAAGAGTAAGATTCTCGACCTGATCCCGAAAGGCACCGTGATCTCGGTCGACAAGATCGCAGACGGCTGGGCTCATACCGTTTACAAGGGGAAGCCCGGCTACTGTTATAAGAAATACCTGAAGAAGGTATAAAACCGTAAACATCGCACTTCTGCGTGTTTAACTCCTTAGGCTCCCGATCGCTCCGTGTGGTCGGGAGTTAAACAGACAACTATCCATCACGGAACTCCTTAATAATGGAAAAGCCCTCGACTTCGGTCGGGGGCCTTTTCTTTTGCTTGAATTTTGCCCGAAATTTGCCCGAAGACAACAGGGAAAACTCGCAAACGCTTACGGAAAGCCTATTTCAGTGGTGGAGATGAGGAGAATCGAACTCCTCTTTGTTTGTTCGTGTGCGAACAAAATGTCCTTAAAATAAGGCTTTTTCAAAATGGACTGTCTCAAAAATCCATCTGTCACGGACACATTTTGCCCGAGATTTTGCCCGAAGATAAATCTAAATAGTACATTTATACGGACTATTATAAAACCCTCCGAGATCCGTCGGAGGGTATTTTTGTTTTCGGAGAATTTACCTGTTAGGTAAATCTTTTTCGAGGTTGGTGAAGGTGAGATCGACGACCTTCGCGATCTTCTGGTCTTCACCTTCGACGATATGGCCGTAGGTCCCGAATGTGTCCATGCTGACGGAATGACCGACCACGTCCTTGATGGACTGTTCCGGAAGAACTGACTTCATCAGACTGATGAAGGTGTGTCGGAGGCTATAAACGGAACCGGGAAGGCCGCGCTCTTTCTTCAGTTGGTTCCAATGATTCCGCATCGTGCTCTGATTACCCTGGGAACCGTCAAGCGAACAGAAGATCCAGTCCGTGTCGAGGTTCATCTGTTCGTTCCTGCGGATGGTCTTTCGAAGGATTCCGTCTGCGAGCTCTCCGATCGGAACGATCCTGCGAGCATTTGCGTTCTTTCCTTCTGTGATCTGGCCTTTTGCGTTGACTGCTCTCCTGATCGTCACTCGGTTATGCGTGAAGTCAGAGGTTTTCAGGCCGAGAGCTTCTCCCGGTCTCATTCCTGTCAGCAGCAGGAAGCAGAAGAGAGGATGATACCAGAGCTCGGAGGGCTTGAGCAGGTTCCTCACATCCTCGAACTGCAGGATCTCTTTTTCTCTCTTGAAATGACCGCGAGGGATATAAAGATCGCCTCGGAGGAGTTCACACTGATAGTCCTGGTACCCGAATTTGATGATTCCCATGATTACGCCACGGAGAGACTTCAATGTCTTCTCAGATAGTGGCTTTTTCTGGCCTGTGGCTTCGTTAATAACGCTCTGCCAGTCCCTGAGTGTCATTTTGCATATCTTACGAGCTCCGCATTGTGGCGCGATGTAGAGGCGAATATAACGCTCATATTGAACATAAGCCTCCGAGGAAGCTCCGCGACGAGCTGCGACGTCAGCCAGGAACTCAGCTGACACTTTGTTGACTGTCTTCTCTCCGGTGCCTTCGGAGTAATACCACTGGTCGAACTTGGCCATGACTTCACGGCGGCCTTTTGGTCCCGGAGTCTTTGAAGAGAAGGAAAATGTCTTTCCTTCCTTCATAAATCTGATTCTCCAACGTTCACCGTCCCATCGTGGTAGATTCATGAGTCTTCCTCCTGGGAATCGATGAGGGCCTGATAATATGCTTTAAGTCTGCTCAGGTTCCGTTCGGTGAGTTTCGTGGTATCGATCTCGATCTGCGTATTGAGAGAAGCAACGATTCGGCCATTCAATAATTCGTCGGAACTGATTCCAAGGTATGAACATATCCGGTTAATGTTTTTAACGTTTGCATTATTGACTCCGCGCACGAAGATCGTGGCGATCGTAGACTGAGATACGCCACACTCGCGGGAGAATTTATTGACAGATCCCGATTTTTCGATGATGAGTTTTTTCAGCTGTTCTTCAATAGTCATTTTTTAATACCTGCCTTATTAAAAATAATAACAACGCGTTTTCGAAATTTCAACATAAGCACACGAATTTCCGAATATTACAAACAAATTACATCTATCGAGAAGTCGATAGAAAACCATTGACAATTATCGAATTTTTCATAACATTGAATTAGTTATCGAGTATTCGATAATAAATAACGAAAAGGAGGTCTCAAATGTATTCAAATGTCAAGGCAGAGATGGCGAGGAAAAACCTGACCATCGTTGATCTATCTGAAAGGACCGGGATTCGCTACAACACTCTCGCAGCGAAACTGAAAGGCAAATATCCTCTCACTCTTCCGGAAGCTATCGCGATCAAAAACGCTCTGGATGTTGATCTCTCGATCGATGAGCTGTTCGCGATTCCGTCATGATCCGCTCGGGGCTCTATCCGCAGCTCGGAAAGTATTTCAAGACCACGGAAGAACTCGCCGCCGCCGGATGTATGGGAAGGACTCGCCTCTGGGAGTGTCTGACCGGGAAAAAGGAGTTCACGGATCAGGAGAAGCGGGCCATCTGGAACGCGATTCTCGTTAAACAAAACAAACTCGAAGTCAGTGGCGACTTCGACGATCAATTCAAAAGAAAGGCAGGATAATTCAATGAAATTACTCACATTTTTATTCATTCTCGGATCTCTTAGCCTGGGCTTTGCCGGCGGTATGGCTTTCATGGCTATTTTCTACAAGAGCCTGATCAAGGATCTCAGAACTGAAAACAGGAAGCTCCGCTCATCCTACATAATGCTCAAGAGGTCAAAGAAGGACACGATCGAGATCATCTATCCCAAGCAGAAAACAGAAGTGAAATTTGGAGAATTTTGACATGTATGAAATTTACATCGGCTTGACCGAACGAAACAGAAAGAAGACCTATCTGGTCGATGAACCGTGGACCTCTTACATTGACATGTGCGAAGCTGCGAAGAAGTTCTTCAGATGCTCGGAGGCTCATCTTGAGATCGTTAACGGCTGGGTATTGAATGACGAGCTCTATCTTGAAGATCCGCATAAGCGCGGAGCAAAGATCAAGATAGTCGCGTTCTACGTGTAAAAGGGGGCAGGAATATGGCAGGACATAAACTTCCGCCGACTATTGAGACGGCGAACGCTGACAGTAACTTCTCCACGTGGCTTGATGCGATGTTATACAAGCATCACCTGACACAGAAAGCATTTGCCGATGAGATCGGATGCGATCGAAAGACAATTAACGCCATCGTGAACGAGAACAGAGGCCCGAGCCTTGAATTTGTTGTTCGATGCTGCGCTTTTTTCGGACTCAAAGCGGTCAATATTCCTTTTGATAAAAAGATCTGGGAGGTTAACAATGAAGACTCAATGTGAAAAGATA